AAAAAAATGAATCTTACACTGTAAACAGTGAACATATTTTATCATTATGTTATTCAGGTTGTAATAAAATTCAAGAAAGAAAAGATAGACAGTCATACTCTGTTAAATGGTTTAATAACAATGAGTTGAAACTCAACACAAAAGATTTTTCTTACAAAACTAAAATTAAAGAAGAAGTATTTTTAGAAGCTCAACATTTTAAGGATTCTCTTAAAAACAGTTTATATGTTGATATTTCAGTTCAGGATTATTTGAAATTGCAAAAATCGATTAAAAATAAAATGAAAGGATACAAAGTTCCAATAGAATTTCCTGAAAAAGATTTACCATTTGATCCATATATGATAGGATATTGGCTTGGTGATGGTAATAGTAGAGGTGCAAGTATTTCATGTCAAGATTCTACTGTATTGCATTATTTCAATAAAAATTTAGTAAAATATAACATGTATTTGAATTATAAAGATCAATATGATTACACAATTAGAGGATATTCAGGATTAGTAGATTCAAATATTTTATTGAATACTCTAAAAGATCTAAATTTAAAAAATAATAAACATATTCCTGATATTTACAAATTTAATTCAAGGAAAAATAGATTGAAACTATTAGCTGGACTATTAGATAGTGATGGTCATTTAAGTTCTGGCGGTATTTTTGAATTTACACAAAAAAACGAAGTTCTAATGAATGATGTAGTATATCTTGCAAGAAGTCTGGGATTTGCTTGTTATAAAAAAGAGAAAAATACTTCTTGGACTTACAAGGGTGTTAAAAACTACGGAAAAGCTTATCGAATTCATATAAGTGGTGAAGGAATTGAACAAATACCAACTATAATTCCAAGAAAAAGAGCAGATCCCAGAAAACAAATTAAAAATGTTCTTGTTTCAGGAATAAAAGTTGAGAAATTAGAAGAAGATGATTATTATGGATTTGAATTAGATGGAAATCATAGATTTTTACTTGGAGATTTTACAGTATCACATAATACTTCATTAGCACACATCATATCAAAGATATATCAAAAATTGGGAATTCTTTCAAAAAATTCCAAATTTAAATTAGCTCACAGAGAAGATTTTGTCGGTGAATATCTTGGTCAGACTGCTGCAAAAACCAAAAAATTATTGACTTCTTGCCTTGGAGGTGTTATTTTTGTTGATGAAATTTACGCTATGAGTTCAGGTAGAACTGACAAAGATTCATATGCCAAAGAAGCAATTGATACGATAAATGCATTCTTATCTGAACATAAAAATGATTTTGTTTTCATAGGGGCTGGATATAAAGATGAAATAGAAAAATGTTTTTTTGGAATGAATGAGGGTTTACGTCGACGATTTGCATGGGGTCATCATATCGAAAAATACGCAGAAGAAGAATTAGCTGAAATTATTAAGAAAATGATTCATGAAAGTAATTGGGAACTTTCAGTCGATACTACTTTTTTAAAAAATATGATTATAAAAGAAAAGGATTTGTTTAAAGATGCAGGTGGTTCTTGTGAAAATTTATTTTCAAAAATAAAACTCGCACACTCCAAAAGAATTTTTGGACAAAGTTCAACTTTAAAATTTAAAATATCTGAAGAAGATATAAATGATGCTATAGAAATGATGAAAAAATACAATTCTGACAAAAAACCTAAAGTCAATTACGATTACTACACATGATATATACACATAATATATATTTTAATACTCATATAAGTAGTATTAAAATAACAAAGTTTCATCAACTTGATTTTCATCAGTTTGTTGTTCTTCATCATATTCTTCAACTTCAGAAAGACCGACATCACATTCTTCAAATTTTTTTTTAAAATCAAACAATTTATTAAAAACATTCAGAACATCCTGTATATTATCATTATTTATTTTTATTTTAAAATCCATGTGAGTAAAACCCCCAAAATAATTCATAACAGAAAATGATAAAATCTTGTTATTTAAATTGACTGAATAATGATCCGTATTATTATTATTAAATAATTCACCGATAATTTCATTCTCATAATTTGAAATTTTTTCTATAAAACTTGAAATTTGTTCAGACGAAATATACATAGAGTCTGCTGTAAAATATGAATCAATGGATTCATTTTTGAAAATAAAACTAAAAGATGAATAATCATCAAAATTTTCATCAGTTATAATCAAATTTTGTGTGTCAACATCATCTAGACCGCATGTAAATTCTGTGTTCAAACTCATTATATTTTTTTTGTAATTTTTTTTTAAAAAAATCATTTTCTTTTTAAGTTTTAAAATATAATGGGTGCATTTTTATTTACTTTTACATCTACTATATTTACTTTTGTATCTACTATATTTACATGTTTGTTATGTTGCGTCGAAGAAGAAGACGAAAAATATGCTCAAATGATAGCTGAATCGAACAGAGATATAAAATACTATTATGGATACAAGTAAAAAATTTAATATTTTTTTTCTTTTTTTAAAATAAAAAATGGCTAGATCGAAAAAATATAGATCAATAAATAAAAGAAGAATCTTTAGAAGTAAAAGAAGGGGTAAAAAATCCAGAAAACACCTTAAATCTAAAAAAAAATATCATCAAATAATAAACGGTAATGTTTCTGGATATATACACCAAATTAAATGTGAAAATAACATATGCAGTGAATATAAACAACAACTAAATTCGGTCGATGATTTAAATAAATTATTTGGATTATTCAAACTTTAGATTTTATATCCAGAACTTGGTTTTTCAAAACTTCCATATTGATTACTAACTATCCATTTATTTTTATAAAGAAAATCTCTATTTCTATGTGAATGCCCATGAATCCATTGTATAACATTTGGCATCGACACTAATTTTGATTGATTACTTGCAAAATAATTAGGAATCCTTTCGTAGTGTTTCTGACCAATACATTCAAATAAAGGACAATGATGGGTTGCAACCACATAATTTATATGCGGATTTTCAAATAACATATTTGAAATCCATAATTTGTGATCTTTATGCAACTCCAATTTAGATTTTGGTCGATCACACCACAGAGTGCATCCCATTAAACTAATATTATCCTTTTCTGACAAGACATAAGATTTTTTTTGTAAATATACAAGATTGTTCCTCTTTGAACAAATATTTTCTATTCTTTCATCAACTTTGGAGAAATCTCTTTCACAATCATCATACTCATGGTTTCCTGACAACACAAAAACTCTATCAAAATACGGCGATGTTTTATTCAATAAAAATTCTTCATAAGAATCTTGGAAAATGTGTCCGATATCTCCGCATAAAATTAAATTAGGAGTTTTTGGTGCAATGCCACGTTTAAAACCTTTTTCTAAATGAAAATCAGATGCATATTGAAAAAGCTTTTTTAACTTATCTCTCATTTTTCTCTAGTTGAGATTTTTTACTATTTTTTTTTAAATAATCAATTTTTAAACTATAATCATATTAAAAAAAATCAAAATGATTTTGTTATACATTTAAACCCTCTCTTTCAATTTTTATTCTTTTTCCTACACCAACACCTTTTCTTAAACAACTTGAACGTCTTCCAAATCTTTCATATCTATCTGGTAAAGGACGTTTATCGCCGCAATATATATTTTCTGGTTGGTCTATAGGTTCATAATTAATAAATTCAAGATCTATTGGAGAATTCATTCCATACCCAATTCCTTTTTTTAAACATTGATAATTAGTTCCTATAACACAATCTCCTCCATTAGCTTGCAATAAAGGGGATAATAAATTATTTCCACAATATTTGCATTGTCTAGAAGATTTTTTCGATGAACTTATCTTATTAGGACTTTTCTTATTAGGACTTTTCTTATTGGGACTTTTCTTATTATTGGGACTTTTCTTATTATTGGGACTTTTCTTATTAGGACTTTTCTTATTCGGACTTCTCTTATTATTGGGACTTTTCTTATTCGGACTTCTCTTATTATTGGGAATTCTCTTATTCGGACTTTTCTTATTCGGACTTTTCTTATTCGGACTTCTCTTATTCGGACTTTTCTTATTATTGGGACTTTTCTTATTATTGGGACTTTTCTTATTGGGACTTTTCTTATTCGGACTTCTCTTATTCGGACTTCTCTTCTTTATTGATTTTGGACTTCTTCTAGGACTCTTCTTTATTGGAATAGGACTTAGAGGACTCGGAATCTCATTTTGGTTTTCTATTGGCATTATTCTATTTCTTTTTCTTAGATTTTTAATTCTATTTATTAGCCGATTCATATTTTTATTTAAACAAATAAATAAAAATAACATTTTATTTGACATATAACAGAACTCAATAATCACTTTGAGTTTCAAAAAAATTGATTTTTTCTTGATTTTTTTCGGAATTATTTCACTCTTAATAAAAATGCCTATCAAAAGAAATCTTCGAAATAAATATCAAGTATCATCAGCTTTAGACAAAAGTTGGAACGGCGGTTGTGAAACTATTAATATTTCAGGCAAAAGAAAAGGAAAGTTATGCAATTGTCCATTGTATAAACAAAACAATTGTGTGAAATTTTGCTACAATCATTTTGTATTAATTGATGAAAACATTGAAGATCAGCCTGAACAACAACCTGAACAACAACCTGAACAACAACCTGACGAAGATTTACCTAATGATGATAACGAGGAAAAATGTAGTAAATATCGTTTCTTAAATGGAGATGTTTACGAAGGTGATTGGGTTGGATACAAAAGACATGGCTCTGGAAGATTGACATTTGCAAATGGAAATGTCTATGAAGGTGAGTGGGTTGATGATATCATGGAAGGTAAAGGAGTTATGTTTCATAAAAACAAAGATATATATGATGGTAATTGGGTTAATGGGGTAAAAGAAGGGTATGGTCAATATTATTGGGAAAATGGAGACAAATATCAAGGTTACTGGGTAAATGATGTTATTGAAGGTAAAGGAAGAATGATTTCACAAGATAAAACAGTTTATGAAGGTGATTGGTCTAATAATGTTATAGAAGGGAAAGGGAAAATGTATTGGAGTAATGGAAGTTTTTATGAAGGAGATTGTGTAAATAACACATTTGAAGGGGAAGGAAAAATTACATATTCAGATGGTTCTGTTTATAAAGGTCATATAATCAATAATCATTTTGATGGTAAAGGGAAAATGATATATTCAAACGGATCTGTTTACGATGGAGAATGGGCTTATGGACAAAAAGAAGGAAAAGGAAGAATGACTTATCAAAATCTTTCTGTTTATTATGGCGATTGGGTAAATGGTAAAAGAGAAGGTGCTGGTTTAATGGTTTGGAATGACGGAAGTGTTTATGAAGGAAATTGGATTGATGATGAGAGGGACGGAAAAGGAAAAATTTCTTATTCTAATGGAGACGTTTATCAAGGTGATTGGATAAGAAATAATTATGAAGGAGATTGGGTAAAAGTAAAATGCAACTAAATATAAGTCTTTTGTAATTAAATTTTAATATTGAAAACATATTAAAATTATAGAAGTTTGTAATATTTTCCTTTTACTACTGTCTGAGTTCGAATATAATTTCCGAAACTTGTAAATGGTATATTCAAAAGCTGGGAACCACAGTAAATAGAATCATATTCTTTCAATAATTCATTTGTTACTATATCAAATTCTCCAACCTTCTTATTATTGCGTTTTTTTTCTATCTGACCAAAATTATTTTCTTTCATTCCAATACCTAAAACACCCCATAAATTTTTAGTTTCACTATTCACAGAATGCTGAATTCTGGCTTTCGCAAAAGATAATTCTAATATTTCTTTTATTTTTGTGGCATCAGGTCTTTTTAATTCAAATTCCGGATCTCTTTCTTTCTTCCACAAAGTAAAAAAATGAAAGAAATCATTGTAGCTTATTCTATGTAAATGATTAATTCCACACTTCTCATCTATAAATTCCTCAAAATCGAAATTCATATTAGTTTTCTTATATACAAGTGGTTTTAATTTTATTCCCTTATAAACATGTCTTCGCTGATTATCCAAAAATAATCTAGTATCTTGGAATTTTTGATTCATATAACCATCAAACTGTTTTTGGACAGAATCCAGTTCGCATCTGCTCCAAATTTTAAAAGCGCATCTTAAATCTGTCTGTATTTCAAATAAATCTTCACCTAAAACACAGAAATCAATTATAAATTGTTCGAACTCTATTGGGTTATTTCTTTTTATTCCAATAGTCGATAAATCAACATCATATTTAGAAATGTATTTTTGAGGAGTTTGAACATTTTCTTCTTCTTTCTTTATTTCTTTTACTTCCTCTTTCTTTATTTCTTTTACTTCCTCTTTCTGTTCTTCATCTTTCTCTTTCTCTTCTTCATCTTTCTCTTTCTCTTCTTCATCTTCTTTCTCTTTCTCTTCTTCCTCTTCTTCCTCTTCTTCATCGTCGTCATTATCTTTATCGTTATATTTTTTCTCTACTTCTTTCTTCGAATCTTCTGTGTTATTTCCAAATAAAATATCGTATTTTTCTCTTCGTATATTTAAATATTGAACACAATCATTCATTTCTTTTTTAATAGTTTCCAAATCTAAACCAAAAACCCATTCTCTGTCATTATCTAGATGATTCTTTACAGTATAAGAAGTAAAAATTTGCAAAACCATGTTTTCAACAATTGTTTCTTCAGTTTTATTTCTTACCTTACATAAATATTCTATTTTATAATCAACTGGTGAACCAGTTACATAGCTCCCCATTCTATTGTTAATAGAAGAAGATTTTCCTATTTTAAAATAACCTTTAAAAAATGGGTTACTTATAATATAAGTTGAATGAGTCAATTCATACTTAATCTTTTTCTTTTTTTCAAGCTTTTTTTTAATCTTTTCCATTTCACTTAAATGATACTTAGTTTGATAATCTAATTGTTTCATAAGTTGATTAGTCTGTTCATTAACTGTTTCATTCAATAATTTTTCCAATTTTATGTAATAGTCATGAACTTCATCTGCTTTTTTTGTGCATGCCTTTAAACAAAACTTTTTAAAGCAGTTAATGGTTAACATAATTGTTTCTTCGTTAAAACCACCTTCATTTTTGCGCTCCTCCGATCGAAGTAGCGCGAGTTTATAGTCAACATCAATCTTGAAATATTTTTCTAATATTTTTTTAGCGTTAGCTTTTCTTGAAAAGCCAACCCATTTCCAGACATTATCGAAATCGATAATAAAATCTTTATCAGAATCATGGTTGAGAAAACAATAAAAATTAGCTATATACATTTGCTGTTGTGAAACTGTAAAATTTTCTTTGATTTTAGTCAATAATTTACTGGCGTGCTTTTCAGATAAAATAGTAGCTGAGCTAGAGTCATCAATAAGTTTAACAATGTTTAGAGTTTCCATTTTTTATTATAATATAACATGTCTTTAAGCTATTATGATACACATGATCGATAATGTCACGAAAATGTGTAAAAATACTCCGGAGAAGTAAAATGCGTAATCAGTAACAAGTATCCCTGCGATTGGCGAAGCGCGGAATTATTGACGTTTTTATTAGAATGTATAAAATAACAAGTTAAACATATAATTTTTTTATTCAAAGAACTTAAAAAAATGTCTAAAAACAGCGAAAACGAGATTGATATTTTGGATATAAATAACAGAATATTAGGTAATTTCGAAAAAAAAAAGCAAACTCTAGGAAAATTAAAAGAACGTCTGCAAGACATGAATAAAAGTTTGGAAATTGAAAATATTAGACACGGTGTCAAAGACACTCTACAAAATAACATATCAGACATAAAAGACTACATTAAAGACATTGAAGAAAACATTTCATTAAATTTTTACATGCTAGAAAGCGTTGACTTAGTAGAAAAATACAAAGAAATTTTGAATTCACCTTTGAAAATGAGCTTTGTTGGAAAAATTTCAAAAAATAATAGAGAAAAAAATAATATAATTAATCAATATTTAGAAGTTGCCTCGAAATACATTGATTTAAATATGAATATTGAAAAGAAGGAAAAAATTATATGTAAAAATTGTTCATGTAAAGAGTTTGATATTGACGATCACACAAATATTTACATATGTTTAAATTGTTCAGCGCAACAATTAATTTTAAAGAACGTGTCTTCGTACCGAGATATCAATCGAATTAATATAAGTACGAAGTACTGCTACGATAGAAAAATTCACTTCAGAGATACTATAAAACAATATCAAGGCAAGCAGCTGGCTACAATTGCCCCCGAAGTTTATGAACAATTAGAAAATCAATTTGGACTTCATCATTTATTAGAAGGTGATAAAGAGACTCCAAAAGAAATAAGATTTAAAAATATTACAAAAGAACATATAAATATTTTTCTTAAAGAATTGGAATTTACCAAGCATTACGAAAACACGAATTTGATCCATTATAATATTACCGGGAAGAAACCAGACAACATCGGATACCTTGAAGATAAATTACTCAACGATTTCGATTGCCTCACAGAAGCTTACGACAAAAAATTTAAACATATTGATAGGAAAAACTTTATTAACACCCAATACATTTTGTACCAGCTTTTGGTCAAATGGCGACATCCATGTAAAAAAGAAGATTTCACAATCCTCAAAACCATAGACAGAAAGCACTTTCATGACGAAGTATGTAAAGTTTTATTCCAGGAATGTGGCTGGACTTTTATTTCTTTCTGGTAGGCTGAATTACATATTACTTTATCTATTTTATACTTACAAAGTATAAAATTAGGGTAATAAAAATAATCGAAAGGTGTCGAAAAAATAATTTAAATCTCTTTTTGATTAACTTTATGTCTAAACGTGTTAAATTAAAAAAAAAAAATTAACACGAATAGACAAAAAGTTAATGTGGTTTAAAGAAATAGATTTAGATATAAAAATGGCAACCGAATTAGAAAATACTAAATATTCTGAAATATATGATGATGATTTTGAAATAATTATTGAAGAATCATCTGATGAAGATGAAAATGAAAATATAAAAGAACTAACAATATATGATGATGAAAAAAATAAATATTATATTGGAGCACAGGTTTGTGAATTATTAGGTTATAAAAATACAGGGCAAACTATTAAAATAAATGTAAGTGATGATAACAAAATTACATTTAAAAATTATTCTGGTAAAAAAGATCCTGTTTTAGATCCACGTCAAATATTAATATCAAAAGAAGGTGTTTATGAATTACTTCAAAAAAATAAAAAAATATCACAGAATATAATTGATGTTTTTACTAAAGCAAATATTGATGTTTATAAAATTATTATTAAACATGATAAAGATGAAAATTTAGAAGATGAAAATAAACATGAAGAAGGTAAACTAACAACTTATTCTTATACTAGCAATGATAATTTTTATGAATATTTTGTTGGATATCAAATTACAACGTTGATTGGTTACACTAATTTAACACAAGCACTAACTAATGTTTCCAATCAAAATAAAATTAAATTTAAAGATTATCCTGGTTTGAAAAAACCTTTTTTAGATCATAAAACTTTTTTAATTACAATCGATGGGGTGGTTGAGCTTTTAACTAAAACAAGAAAAAAAATATCTCAACACGCAATTGATGTTTTAATTAAAGCGAATATTGATGTTTGTAAAATTGTTAAATATGATAAACATGATAAAGAGGATAATGATGTAGAAGATGAGAATGAAGAAAGTAAACTAACAACATACACTTACGTAAGTAATGGTTTATTTTTTGAATATTTTGTTGGTTATCAAATCACAAGTTTAATTGGTTATACTAATGTAACTCAATCTCTAACTAATGTTTCAAAACAACATAAACTTGAATTCAGAGATTATCCTGGTGTAAAAAAACCTTTATTAGAACCTAAAACTATTTTAATTACAGGAGATGGTGTAGTTGAACTTCTAATAAAAACTAGAAAACGTCTTACTCCAGATGTTCTTCATATGCTTAAAGAATTCGGAATTTCAACTACAAATCGAAAATGTTTGACTAAAGAACAGCAAACATTATCAGCAATAGCTAATGCATTCAAGACCGAGAAAATAGAAGATCAGTTTAAAATAGGATCTTATTATTTAGATATGTATTTACCTGAATATAAAATTGTTATAGAGTGTGACGAGAATGGACATGCGGATAGAAAACCTTATAAAGAGAGAGAACGAATGGATTACGTGAATAAAGAATTTGATATTGACGATTCTAGCTGGATAAGATTCAATCCAGATGAACATGATTTTGATATGTCAAAAGTAATAGGGCGAATATATAATAAAATAATTTATGAAAAAAAACAAAGATTAAACCAAGAAACTATAAAAAAATTAGAAGAAACTTTAGAGGCTGATTTGAAAAAGCAGCTTGAAGAATTCAGACAGAACAAGAATAATTTTATAACTCGAAGATGCAATATGTGTTATGAAGAAAAAAGTTTATTTGAAAATTTTGCCAAAAATGGTAGTGGATATAGAATGACTTGTAAAGATTGTTTTGGTTCAACTGGTAAAGAAAAACCTGTAAAACAATATAATTTGGATGGAACTTTTGTAAAAAGATTTTCTAGTGTAAAAGAAGCAGCTGAAAAAACTAAATTATGTCCAAGTCAAATTGCAGCTAATTGTAGAGGAGTGTCAAAGAGAGGTGGTAATTACATGTGGGTCTTTGTAAAAGAAAAGAAAAGTACGAAAAAAAGTAAGAAAGAAAGTAAGAAAGAACGCAAAGAAGAAACCAAAGAAGAAATCAAGGAAGAAATCAAAGAAGAAACCAAAGAAGAAATCAAGGAAGAAATCAAAGAAGAAACCAAAGAAGAAACCAAAGAAGAAAGTAAAGAAGAAATTGTTATGGAAAATGGAACTAGAATTGTAATTATAGATTCTGATTCTGAACCGAAAGACAACGATGAAGAAGAATCGGATGACAATGAAACAATTGCTGCTTTGAAGTATGAAACAACTAGAATGGTTGCACAATATAATACAGATGGTGAATTTATTCAGACTCATAAATCAGTTGCAGAAGCATGTCGATATTTGGGTCAGAAAAGTAAAAGAAGTTTATATGGTGCAATAAAAAATAATTTTGTGTCATTTGGATTTGTGTGGAGATATGTTGAAAATGATGCAATAATTTCTCAAATAGAACCAGTAGCTCCATTTAAAAAATATATGAAGCCTGTTGAAATATATAAGGATGGTGTTTTACATAAAAATTTTAATTGTATAAAAGAAGCAGCGGATGGCATGAAAGTAAATGTTTCAATGTGTCGAAAATTTTTGGCTGGAAAAAAAGATCCGAAAAATTTCGAATGGAAATTTAAAGTTCTTTAGAAAAAACTAAGGTAAGTAACTCAAAAATATACTTAAGTTCTACAAAGAATTAGATTTTCTTCATTCGATTACAAAAATCATTAAATAATTTATATCTTTTTTCAAATCTTGCAGGATTAGAAACAATCGCAATAACATATAATATGTCATTTTTAGTAGTTCTACTTATATCAAGAAATTCATCATCATATTTAGATTCATTACGGTTGTCTTTTGACATTCCTTTTGTTTTAGTTTTATATTTTCTTAAATACAAAATAAAAATTGATATTTAAAAATTCAAAATCCTTTAAATAGAAATAAATATGGTTATTATTGACGATTATTTAGATTATCATAACAAGTATACGACCTCTTATGGTCCTAAAACGATAATTCTAATGCAAGTTGGTTCTTTTTTTGAAGTTTATGCTACGATGAACGAAGGCAATAAGAGCAACAGCGTTTTCGAGTTATAGTTTCAGACATTGTTTATGATTTTTAATTACGAACCTAAAAAAAATATTCAATTTTTTTACCAGTGTTTTTTCGATATTCTTTTAGATTTTCTTTTAGATTTTCTTTTAGATTTTCTTTGAAATTTTTTCTTTTACGAGATTTCGATTTACGAGATTTCGATTTACGAGATTTCAATTTACGAGATTTCGATTTACGAGATTTCGATTTACGAGATTTACCATCTTTCTTAAAATCAGAACAATTATTATCTTGATGTACATATTTATAGGCTTTCATAACCTGTTTATACTCATTACTATTTCTATCTTTACCTTTTACCCATTCTGCCATTTTTGAACCATTTATAATTGGAGGATATTGTGACTTCAAAAATGCTATGTATTTTGTACATAGTTCTTCTTTTGTTTCCTCTGAAGGTTTTGTTTCCTCTGAAGGTTCATGTATTTCACCTAAAGGTAAAATGAATATTTTTTTGTTTAGAATACTATCCATATCTTCTTTTTTTATTTCATATTTTTTAAAATATTCACAAAATATATCAAGATTTTGAGTAAATGAATTTTTTTTATCAATTTCGGTTTTTTCAAAAAAACTCCATTCAAAAAATGAACAATTAAAACTGAAGGATTCATCGCAAATATATTCAGTTTCGGAATATATTTGCGATGAATCCAGATCAATTCTGATAGGGATAACTGTAGTGTCAAATTTAAAATATTTATCACCTATTTGATATATTCTAATATAATTAACTTCTTTAATGCAAAAATTTCTATGTTTCCTATCATCTATATCAATTTTACACAAACAAAAAATAATTTCGCCAATAGTTAATTCAAATTTTATAGATTCTATTTCATCGTTATCTTTTATCAATTTTAAATCAACAGGTAATTTTTTATTTATTAAATATGTGTCAAAACCGGTTCCGCAATCTTCCATTATTATTACATACTCTTTTTGTCCATTTTCTTTAAGGTAATTGTATGTTCCATAAAATTTTGGAATACAAACAGTATATTCCATGAATTTTTGTAAAATATTTATTGTAAAAAAAGCAATAAGAAATGACGAGTAACCTTTATGCCAAATAACTACCGTTGAATCTGTGCTTCCGATTATATTTTTTTCATTTTCCGTTAAATTCACTCTATCTATAACAATATTCATTGTTGTGATATCAGAAAAAATAGTTTTTACTTCTACAAAAGTTTTTGTTATTATGGTCTTTAAAAACATACGAAAATTTCTTTCTTCAAATTTTTTGTTATCATCAAAGTAATTTACAATTTCAGTGTTTTTTTCCAATAATGTTTTCAATATAATTTCATTTTCTGAAAATGACATTTTTATTTTTATATTATATAATATAAAAAATTTAAGAAAAATTTAAGAAAAACATTAATCCCTCACCCTGCCTATAGTGTAAATATAATTTAAAAAATTATATTTTCTATTTAAAATGATAATCAAAGATTTAGTTATAAAAAGAGAGTGATAAAGCATCTATAGAATGTAATATAGATAATATGATTTTGAGTTTTTGGTTTTCTATAGATTATATTGATTATGTATCTGAAAATTATGATGGAATCTTGCTTTTAATGTTGCCGGTGGCAATGAAAAGAAATGAAAAAATAAAAATAAAAGGAGTAATTTCATATAAACTCTATCATAATATAGTTCACAATACAATGAAACTCTTCTCTATTATGTTTGAAGAATGTAAACATTATATCGAAATTGACGCGGACGGCTTTTCTCATGGAGAAAATTATAACAATATAGCTATAGGTTGTGGATTAAGTTGTGGTGTTGACAGTTTGAATTGTTTAGAAGATAATTATTTTTCCGAAACAGGTCCTTACAGAATAACTCATGTGACTAATTTTAATACAGGTGGATCCGGAACTAAAATACAATATGAAAAACGAGTTCAAAATGTAAACAATTTTGTTAAAAATACATCTCTAGTTTTATTAAATGTTGATTCCAACTTATATGAAATAAATCTAGATCATGGTCGATATCATGCTTTGAAAAATTTATCTGTTGTTTTGCTATTTCAGAAACTTTTTAAACGATACTATTACTCTTCAGCATTTTCTTATCAAGATTGTAAAATATTTTCAAAATGTTTGGATATAGCATATTCAGACCCTATACTAATACATTTGTTTTCTACAGAAAATTTAGAATTTGTATCATATGGATGTCAATATAAGAGAAATGAAAAAGTTTTACAAATATCAAAACAGCCCTTATCATATGAATTCTTAGATGTATGTATAAACGGAGCTTTTGTGGAATTCAACACTGAAAGAAAGTTAAATTGTTCTTTTTGTTCTAAATGTATGAGAACTATGGTAGTCTTTGATTATTGCAAAAAATTAGATAATTATAAAAAAGTTTTTGATTTGGATAAATACAATTATCAAAAAGAAGAATATTTACAAAAATTAAATCCCAATGATACTCTTGAAAAAGAGATAATTGACTTATTAAAAATTTAGATAAAAACCAATGTTTTTTTTGTCGGAGTGGCAGCAACTTTCTCAAAATTTGATTTTAAATATTATTTATACGAATGATATATAGTATAAAAGTAATATGTTGAATGCAAAAAATAAACATGAGTTTGACGATCGAATTCGATTCAGAGAAAAAGGTCATAAATATTGGATTGATGGTGACGACACTGATGTTGTGTCAGCGACAACATATATAAAGTCTTTTTTCAGTGAGTTTGATGCGGATAAAATAGTTACCGGAATTCTAAAAAAGCATGAATATACAAATGATCCTGATTACAAGTATTATAAAATGGATCCGGAAATCATAAAAAATATATGGGAAAAAAATCGAAATGAAAGTTCTGGGAAAGGAACGGATTTACATAAGGATATCGAAGATTTCTATAACAATATTTGTCCTGAAAATGATTCTGTTGAATTTCAATATTTTCTAAATTTTTACAATGATCATAATGAGAAATATGAAATATATCGAACGGAGTTTCTAGTTTTTTCAGAAATTTTAAAAATAACAGGTTCGATAGATGCATTGTTTCAAAATGTCGATGATGGAACATTCGCAATATTTGATTGGAAAAGAAGTAAAGAAATCAATATGGAATCTTATAATAATAAAAAAGGTAAATATCCTTTTGATCATGTTTTGGATTGTAATTATTATCATTACTCTTTACAATTGAATTTATATCGAATAATTTTAGAAAGATTTTACAATATTCAAATCAAAGAGTTATTTCTTGTGATTTTACATCCGAACCAATCAAATTATTTAAAAATGGATGTGAAAATTATGGAAGATGAAGCTGATTTACTTCTTTTATATAGAATGAAAGAATTGATAGATAAAGGTTATGATAAAGAAAGATTTGATTCTTTATATTTTTCCGAAAATAATAAACTAAAAATTGAAAAAATGAATGAAATGAACAAGACTTCTTCAACAGATTCAATGACTTACGATAATAATATAGATGATGACGACGAGGTTATAGTTTCATTGTTAAATAAACCTAAGAATAAACCTAAGCCCAAGAATATAGATGATGAGGTAATAGTTTCATTGTTGAATAAACCTAAGAATAAACCTATAAATATAGAAAATAATATATCTCAGCCACAAAAGAACAATAATAAATCATTCATTCAAGCAATAAATGGATTGAAATTTCTGAAACATAAAGATCCTGAAAAGTTGTCAGAAAAACAACAATCCGCCTTCGATTTAATAAATAAAGGAGAAAATATTTTAATGACTGCTCCCGCAGGATATGGTAAATCATTTGTAATAGAAAAAGTTGCTTCAAAATATACTTCATTTAAAATAGGAATAACATCGACTACTGGAACATCCGCTATTTTAATAGGAGGTTCAACATTACATTCTTTTTTGGGAATTGGACTTGGAACAGCTGATGTATCTCAAATTTATTTAAATATTAAAAAGAATTCTTATATGCATAAAAGATGGAAAGAATTAGATATATTGATAATAGATGAAGTGTCAATGTTATCACCAGTATTATTTGATAAGATTGAGCAGCTAGCAAGAGTAATTCGTAAAAATGAAAATCCATTTGGAGGTATTCAACTAATTTTATCGGCTGATTTTTTCCAGTTACCAGTTGTAGGTGATTCAAACAGTTTTTGTTTTGATGCAAAGAGTTGGGATTCTTGTATACCTAAATCCAATATAATTGTCTTTGATCAAAATTTTAGACAAGATAATATAGTTTTCCAAAATATTTTAACAGAAATTAGGTATGGTAAGGTTTCGGATGAGTCGATGGAAGTTCTAAGAACTAGAGAAAATGTGAAGTTGGTTAATGAACATGGGATACTTCCAACAAAGATTTTTTCATTGAATAGAGATGTGGATAACGAAAATGAAAAAGAATTGAATAATCTTGTTCTTAAAAATCCTGATTTAGAATTTTACGAGTATGAGATAACTTACGATGTTTTAAAAAAGAGTATGAAAAATTTCAATATGGAAGACCGAATAAAGAAAACTTGTAATGTTCCTTTCACACTTCAATTATGTAAAGGTGCACAGGTTATGCTTATGTTCAATTTAGATTTGGATTTGAAGCTTTGTAATGGAAGTCGCGGAGTAGTTGTTGGATTTGATGGTGATATACCTATAGTAAAATTTCTTAATGGTGTAACAATGGCAATCATTCACAAAACTTGGACCATTGAAGAAAACTGTGAACCGATTTTTATGTTTACACAAATTCCATTGAAGGTCTCATTTGCCGTGTCAGCACACAAAGTTCAGGGTATAACAATTGATTATGCTGAAGTTGATTTGGTAAATATTTTCGAGTTTGGTCAAGCATATGTTGCTCTGAGTAGATGTAGAACTTTGGAAGGTTTGTCTATAATACATTTAAATAAAGAGTGTTTCAAGGCGCATCCACGAGTTGTAGATTTTTATAACTCTTTATAAATGCATGTTTTTTCTATTAAAAATTTTAAACTATTATAAGTAGTTTAAAATTTATACTTTTCAGTTTAAAACACTGGTTTTAGAAATATTTTTTATCAGAATTTATTAATTCAGTCCATTTATCGCACTGTTCAAAAAAATATATATTACCATCATCTTTTAGTTTTTGTGAGTATGTTTTACTTTCCATACTTTTTTTTATTGCACTGTTTGCAATTTTTAATTCTTTCTTGCATTCTATTTGAGAAGAGAATTTATAAACATTTATTTTTGATTTTTTTTCACGTTTTTGATTTCATTTTTCAATTTTTTTTGAATTTTCTAACAATTTAAAGAGAAAGTTTTATGTATATATACATATAATGAAAAAGAAAATACCTAACATCAGTGCAAGAGATTTCGCTGCAATATTAAATATAAATCCTTATCAAACAGCTTTTCAGCTACTGGAATCAAAAATTGAAAATAAATATCCGTTTTTCGGTAATAAATTCACAGATCATGGAAATCGATATGAAAGTCTTGCATTAAAAGTTTATGAAATTAATAGCGGAAATAAGGTTGAAACAAATCAACCGAATTGTAAACATCCTGAATATGATTGGATTACTGGACGTTTTGACGGTATTGCGAAAATAAAAAAAAGAAAAAGGGATGATGATGAAAGCAAATATTGCATTGTCGAAATTAAATGCCCTTTAAAAAATGACAGAACTGAACCTCTAACTTTAGAAAATATTCCTAAATATTATTTAAGTCAGTGTCAGGTTTATATGAATATGATTGATTGTGACACAGCGCATTATGCCGAATACTACATAGAACCAGATGGTCTAGAAAATAGCGGAAAACTATATATTCTTGAAATTCAAAAGGATCCTGAATGGTGGAATGATAGTTTACCTAAAATACAAAGTTTTTATAAAGAAATGAAAAAATATCACGAATTAGGGTCATTAGATACTCATCCGGTAAGAATAATTGAAAATGAATGGTATAACAATACTATTTTATCGTCTGATATTGAGTGAACACACCTAAAATTTTTATTTAGAAATTAAATAAAAATGAAACTATATTTACTTATATTTTTTTTACTTATATTTTATTAAGCATTTAATTCAAAACCTTCTTCGTTGATGAAAAATCCGCTTGTGATCATAATATTTCTCATATTTGTTTGAAAACCATTTGTAGTCTTGAAAATCGCATGAAGACGAGATTTTAATTCCTTAGATTCGAGTCTTTCATCGCTAAGCAACTTCTCCAATGACTCATTTTTTTCTTCCTCGACATTTAATTTATCGTTATTTATTTGATCACCAAGCTTTTGTAACAATTTTTCATCTTGTAATAACTGTTCTAATTCAGTAACCTTTTCAACATTTTTTTCTATCTCACAAGACAAATCGTAAATTGTTTGATTTTTATCATTAAGTAGCTTCTCCATTGACTCATAATTTTTTTCTTTATTTTTATAAGTGTCAATTTCATTTTTTAAAGTGTCAATTTGTTTTTTCATTTGACGTCCTTGAAATTGCAAAGATTGAGTCGTATGATCAGTATTTGCGACTCTTTCATCGCTAATTAACTGCTCAAACTTTATTTTCTCACACTCAAATTTTGCTTTAATAGAATTGAGCTCGTTAACAAGTTTTTCTTTTTCATTTTCTTCTGATAAAGAATCTTCCACGCTAGCAAAAATCTCTCTCTTGTAATCTTCTAATTTTTGCTTTTCTGCTTCAAGAGAGAATTTATATTCTTGAATTTTGGCCTCTAATCTATCAGACTTTTCTTTTTCTTCTAAAAATTTATAGTAAAAAAATCTATCACATTTTTCAGTTGATACAGAAGTTTCATCTGTGTTCTCATTTGGAATAGATTGTTCAGCTTCAGTTTCAGCTTCAGCTTCAGATTCAGTTTCAGCTTCAGCTTCGGATTCAGTTTCATCTGCATATGAAACAACTGTTGATGTATCGGAAAATTCTTGTTCTTGAGGGTCATATTCGGATTCAGTTTCCTCTTCGTATGGAATTGAATTCTCAGATTCTTGAGGAAAATTTTCTGCTTCTTCCTTAACAAAAACTTTTCCATTTACAAGAACGGTTCCATCCTCTTCGGGTGCAATGAAATCAAAATCATTTGATTCAATTTCATCATTAATACCGTCATTGTAGAATGAAGTGTCATTTTCTACATCTTGATGATCTCCATACGAATGCATGTAGCAACTTTTTAATTCAGAACCATCAGGCATAGTCTTTTTGAAATGATTTCTGTTATTGCAAAGTTTCCCTTTTCTTTTACCAGTTCTAGTAACAGTTTCACATCCACCATTCCAAGTTTGATCGTTTCTTAAAGTTCTTAAGTTGCTCATCATTTTTCAAAAGTGAAAATTATTAAAAAAAATCGGAAAAAAATCAATTTTTTTAAAAAAAAATCAATAAATAAAAATGAGAAAAAAATCAAAGTCTCCGTCGAAAAAAAAGAAAAATGACACTGATGATATGTTAAAAATACATACAAAAAATGAAAGAGATATGAATGAGCTGAGTTCAATATTAAATATTGAATTAATTTCAAAAAAAGCTGTACCACGCAGACAACCGAATAAATTTTTTGATGAAAAGTGTATTCCTGAATTTGACTGTGAAACAACAAAAAATTATTGCACATCAAAAATAAAAATGACAAAATCCCTAATGACAAAACTATCAAAGCTGGGTCTTGACATAAAAACAAATTATGTTTGGTATCCAAGTCGTCCCAAAAATGAATTTGAAAATAAGATGTATATAACTACAAAAACTGTTAATCCTCAATATCCAGTATATATAATATCAAAAGGACGATATGAATCTCGACTTACTAGTATTGCTCTTGAAAAAATGAATGTTCCATATAAAATTGTTGTCGAGCCTCAAGAATTTGAAATGTATGCTAAATATATTTATCCAGAAAAAATACTTGTTCTACCCAATAAATATTTAAATAAAAATCAGGGTTCTATTCCAGCAAGAAATTTTTGTTGGGAACACGCAATTAAAAATAATGCAACACACCATTGGATACTTGATGATAATATAAGACGTTTTTTTAGACTAAATAAAAATTCAAAAACAGAAGTAAAAAGTGGTGTTTGTTTTAGAGTAATTGAAGATATGATTAAACAGTATAAAAATGTAGGTATGGCTGGAATGCAATATTCTTTTTTTATTCCTGAAATCAATTCTTGGCCTATCGCTGTTCGAAATACTAGAATTTATTCATGTATCTTAATAAATAATAACATTAAACATAGATGGAGAGGAACCTATAATGAAGATACAGATTTATCATTAAGAGTTCTTAAGGATGGATATACAACTTTTTTATTCAATAACTTTCTTTGTGATAAACAAGCAACTTTAAATATGAAGGGTGGTAACACTGATACAATTTATAATGTAAAAAATGGTTTATTAAAAAAAGTAAAGTCATTGGTTGAACAGCATCCAGATGTTGTAAAACTAGGTAAAAGATTTGATAGACCCCATCATATTGTTAATTATAAACCTTTTGCAGACAATCCACTTATAAAAGCGAGTTATAATTGTAAAATACCAAAAGAATATTATATGAAATTAGTTCCAAAATTAGATAAAAAAGATATAAAAGAAGTAAACGATTTGTTTGATAAAAACGTTTCAATTAGAGATATTGCCAACCAATATGATATGAATTTAAGTGATATTAGAAAAGTAAGAAGAAGTAAATGAATTATACAAATTCACATATACTTTTTCTCAATGTATTGTTTAATTTTCTATTTTTAGTAGTTGAAAAAATATTTTCATGAATAGTGATCGCATCAATCATTTCTTTTGATTTATATTGTCGTCTAATATATTCACATAATTCCATTTGATTTTCAGGTGTATTTTTAAATTGAATTAAAATACTTTTTTTAGTGTTTCCATTGAAAACAACACACCATTTCAAAAACTTTTCAAAATTGTTAAAAAATATAGAACATACTATATAATACGACAATACACTCGTGGCCTCTTTGTATTTTTTTCTTTTTGAAATACTACCAGAATCTTCTTTTGAAAATAAATCTTCATAAGTCATATTCATATGATTCAAATTTTTCACGGCTTGAAAAAAGCTAAAATGTCTTTCATAATTTATACATGAAATTGTTCTTGCCAAAAATTCATCTGCATTATTATTACATGACATGAACGAGCATAGTAAACAATTGATTGTTCTTGCCCAAAAATCAGTATATGCTTCATACAATTTAACTTTTGAATTCACAGGGAATATTGATAATATAAATTGTTTCGTATTTTCATTGTCTAATTCGGAAAAATCTAATCCGAAATTATGGAAAGTTTCATGTAAAAACACTTTAAACCATTCTTCTTTTCTAAAAATGACTATTTCTGAATCAGGTATACAAGTAAAAGTAAATCCTGTGTTTACATTTTTTTTTTCAAAGCATTCACCTTTATTTTCAGGTAAATATTTCTTTTTATCATTGAAATAGATGAAAATATTTAGTTTTTTAGAACATCTGCTATTCTGTGTGTATTTAGAAATTACATATAACCAAATGAGCATCAAATAAACATAGTGAAAAACATCCTCTTTTTTTTCATTGTTTGTAATTGTAAAATGAAAAGAAATTTCTCTCCCAATAAAATTGTTGAATTTAAAAATTTTCTTATGTTTTGCATGAATGAAAATATAGTCTCTTATTTCCTTTACGATGTAATCAAAATGTTTAGCTTTCGGAACATCTTTTGGAGATGATATTTTTTCATTTACTATTAAATGATTTTTCAAATCAATAGACTTTATGTATTCCATAGATTCTTTGAAATATGAAAAAAATTGAAGAAATATTTCATGTGAATCTTTGAAAAAACTAATATTATTTTCAGGTATTTGTTCGTGTAAGGATTTTATTAAATGAATCGAATCGTTTTTTAATGACATTATCTGTTTCTTTTTTATTAAATAAAAAGTTTTATTTAAAAATTTCATTTAAAGTTTATGGATCTTATAAATAAAAGAACAACAGCATGTCTAATTATAGAAATATTAAAATGGTTGCTCAGCCTCGTGGATTAAAAATAAACCTTTTTCCACATCAATTGGCTAGTATTTATAAAATGGAAAATCTCGAGGAAACAAAGATGATTGAAACTGAAAATTACATTAAACATACTAAAATGGGTGTTAATTCAGATTTGACAGGTTTTGGAAAAACATTAGCAATTATCGGGTTGATTATTAGAGATAAAATGGAATGGGATTTAGAATTTCCACATACTTTTGAAAGTGTTGTAAGCGATTCAAGGGGTCTTGTGAAAACTTATATTACAAAACGATTTGATAAATTAAATCCCAATCTAATATTAGTATCTCAATCTATAATAGGTCAGTGGGAAAATGAATTAAAAAAATCGAATCTTAAATTCACATCAATCATTTCAACGAAAGATGTTGAAAAATTGTCTGTGGAAGATATGGAGAATGTTGATGTAATTCTTGTTTCACCATCTTTCTATAATAAAATTGCCGTTATATATTCAAAGTTTGCATGGAAAAGATTTATTTTCGATGAACCTGGTAATTTGAGAATTGCAAACATGCAACCTGTTCAAGCAGGATTTTACTGGTTTATTACAGCAACACCTTTGAGTATATATAATAATCATAAAAATTGCAAAGGAAGTTTTATGAGAGATTTATTTTATTTTAATAATTTTAATAATGATAATGAAATTTTTTTAAGGGATATAACAATTCAAAATGAAGAAGAATTTGTTAGAGAATCTTTTGAAATGCCAGCAACTGAATTCTTACAACATTTTTGCCATCAACCAATTATGAATGTGATTTCACATTTTGTAAGTGAAACTGTAAAAACAATGATAGATGCTGGTAATATTGAAGGTGCGATAATAACTCTTGGTGGGTCTAAAACTTCAAACTTAGTAGAATTGATTAAAACAAATAAGCAAACTGAATTGGCTATTGTAAATGAAAAAATTGCAACTTGTGACGATGGTAGAATACAACTTTATATTGAAAAAAAAGAACTTCTACTAAGACAAATTTCGTCAATCGATGAAAGATTTCAAAATATGCTGAGTGAAGATTGTTTAATTTGTTGTGAAAGATTTGAAAATCCTGTGCTTGAACCAAATTGTCAAAATCTATTTTGCGGAGAATGCTTATTGAAATGGCTTCAACAAAAAAATTCATGTCCAACATGTAGATGCAGAGTAAATCCATGTGATTTAATTTATGTTGAAACAAATGAAGGAGGCGTAGAAGAATCTGAACATAAATACACAAAAGAAATTAGGATGACTAAAGTTCAAAAAGTAATAGAAATTATTACAAATAAAAAAGATGGGAAATTTTTGGTATTTTCTGAATATGATAATACTTTTTAT